TGTGAAGGATCAATTGCGGCAGCTTTACGTCCAGGAGACGTGGTTGTTGACCTTAACAATGCAGGATTAATTTCCAAGCAGGTTTCTGGCGATGCAAATAGTCCATTGCTTGGAAGCGCTCATGTTCAGTCGGTAAGCATCAGCGTACCAATGGGCAGAACAACTCTTCAACGACTTGGCTCTACATTTGGATTTTCTAAAGCTTTAGATGTTCCAATGACCGTAACAATGTCAGTTAGTGCATTACTCTCAGAAATCAAGGAAGGTAATATGGCCGACTTGCTTTGTGATTGCACGAAATTAGATGTCGGAGTAAAGATCTACGATCCAGAGTGTGTTGAGTGCGTAACTAAAGACGAAGGTCTCGCCATGAGCTATACTCTGAAAGGCGCACGTCTTGAATCGGAAAACTTCACAAGCACAATCGGAGACAACAAGACCGTAGACTTAACCTTTACTGCTACTATTGGTGGTTCTGACGATCCAGACAATGGATTGTTTATTTCTGGCAAAGAATCTGATGACGCAACAATCAAAGGATTTCCGCCCTCATGGACTGGCTTGAATGGAAGAGAGAATACTCCAGCCTCAGGATTGTACATGGGATACAGGTCTTAAATAAAAACAATACTTTAAATAAAAATACACCTCAGTGATTCGCTGGGGTGTATTTATATATATGCATCCTTACAGAAATGCTATAAAATATAATTCAGTCGGCTTGTTTATGACGGACTCACCGGGAGCAAGCCCGGATACTGATAGTTTATACTTTTTCAACAGAGTTCAATCGGCCAGTTTGTCTGTAGATGTACAGAGGCAAAATGTACAGCACATAGGAAGCGAAGATTTCTTAGACAGAAAAATAGTTTCCGAGCCGAACATACAACTAAACATAGACTATTTGCTAACAGACGGATACGAAGAAAAAACTTTGGGCTTAAATACTGCCCAAAAAGGAGAAAGCATGACGAGCGGCAGCATGTATTCAAACCTCAGAGAGGATAAAAGTGTTCTAATTGCAGTCGGCAGAGAACAGTTTGATTTAACAGGATACGCCAACCGAGAGAATGGATATTCTGGAACAGACATAATAGGAATAGGTAATTGTTATATAACTGATTATTCAATAAGCGCTGGGGTTGGGGATTTTGCTAAAGCATCTGTTTCAATGGTGGGTTCAAATGTAAGATATTCATGCGAGGGGTCAGGAGAAGGAGGATATAGTTGGCTGGACAATATAAACCAAATGGCATTCTTGATGACCCAATTAAATGGATTCATAAACCTGCAAGATGGAGGAATGATTCCACTAGGATCAAGCGAGAGAAAAATATATAAAGGTGGTGTACAAATTCCTTCTTTAGATTTGGTTAATAGCGGAATTGATCCAGTTGGACCTGTAGTGGAAAGAGGTGGAGAATCAGCGCAATTAGGAGCAGGAATAAAATTTGATCCAGTAATGCACAAGAGTCCTGTTTCCGCAATACCCCCCGGAGGAATAAACGTAAACGTAAAAAATCTTAATATGGGCGGCCCAATACTTTCGGGGCTGAACGAAGGGTCTTGTACAAAAGGCTCAGCAAACATACAGAACTTCAACATCTCTTTGCCGTTTGATAGGGAGAATCTATATGGTTTTGGATCAATGCATGCATACGGAAGAAAAATGAAATACCCGCAGGTAGGAACTATATCTTTTTCTTTATTAGCTAGCGCTTTCAATACTGGAGACTTAAGAACAATGTTTTGCGATGACGAAGAGTATGAGATAGAAATCAACTTAAACAATCAGTGTGACTTTACTTGCGCTCCATCAAGTGAGCATGAAACTTATATCAAGTATATTATTAATAATGCTAAGTTTGATAATTATTCATTTAATGAATCAATTGGTTCTATAGCTACTGTTGATTGTAATTTTAGTTTTGGAGTAAGTCGTAATAATGGATTCTTTATGAGTGGGTCTTTTGAGGAGTATTATTTAGCTTTACAGAGGCAGGGTTTAGTTGAGCTTCAGGACGGCTCATTAATACCCGTGTAAATAAGATCAATAAACATCAATGTAGATATTTTTTAGGTGTACATATAGATGGTTATTAATATAATCAATAAACAAGGTATAAGGTAATATGGCAGGAATGAGGGCAGATGTAACGCTTAACGTTAATACTTCTAAGGCAAAGAGAAGTATGGACCGCGCTGCTGCGGAATTAAATAGGTCAATAAATGGAGTAGGTAAAAAACAAATTTCATTTAACGTTAATGGAAAAAGCTTTACTCAGCCTCTTGGTAGAATAACGGCGTCAGCTAATGAATTTACAAAATCACTAGAGGCATCTAATGCTCGGGTTATTGCTTTTGGTGCTTCTGTAGGAATAATTAACGGAATATCTGAAGCGTTTAAGGCTTTAGTCGTAGAGACCGTAAAGTTTGAAAAAGTCTTACAAGATATAAATGTTATTGTTGGGGCTTCTGCGGGAAAACTGCAAGAATTTGGTGATGGATTATTTGACGTAGCAAGAAATACGGCTCAAGCTTTTACGGTTTCCGCCGAAGCTGCTCTTGAGTTTTCCAGGCAAGGTCTTACTATGGAGGAGACTTTAAGAAGAACTAATGATGCTTTAATTTTAACTCGATTAACTGGGCTGGACGCGGCTTCAGCCGTGTCTGGTTTAACCGCAGCCGTTAATGCTTTTGGAGATGCTGGACTTTCAACCACGGATATAATTGATAAATTGGCAGCTGTTGACGTTAAGTTCGCAGTAAGCTCTGAGGATTTAATTAAAGCTTTAGAACGAACTGGGGCTGTTGCGATTGACGCAGGTGTTGAAATTGACAGTTTAATTGGTTTGGTAACGGCGCTGCAACAAACAACTGCTCGAGGTGGAGCCGTTATTGGTAATGGATTAAAAACAATTTTCACAAGAATACAGAGGCCTGAATCAATAAGGCAACTAGAAGAAATAGGTATCGCTGTTAAGAATTTATCTGGATCCATATTGCCTGCCGACAAGATAATGGTAAACATGGCTAAATCGTTCGATAACTTAAGCCAGTCGCAACAATCCAATATTGTTCAATTTTCAGCAGGAATATTTCAAGCCAATGTTTTTAGAGCAGCGTTAAGGGACTTAGGTAAGGAGCAAAGCATTCAAGCCCAGGCTACTGAAATAGCAGGAAATGCAGCTGGCGATGCAGCGCAAAAGAATGAAATGCTAAACAAAACGATGTCAGCAATGGCATCACAAACAACCACATCTATCCAGGAGCTTGCGGAGATACTTGGGACAATTGGTTTGGCTCCCGATATTGATTTCTTTTTGTCGTCTATAAAAGACGGAATTGATGGCATAAAAAACACGCTAGGAGGAGGAGAAGACGAGGGCAGCACTTTTGCGAAGGGATTAGTCAAAGGCATAGGTAATGTAATAACTGGGCCTGCAGCTATAGCTTTTGGGGCCATCTTTATAAAACTCTTTGTTAATATTGCTAAGTTTGCTAGAACCTCGTTAAAGGATGTTCTGGGTATAGTCAATGAGAAAGATAAAATAAGAGCCATGGAAGAGTCAATACTTAAGGCTCTTGGTGAAAATATAAAACTACAAGAAGGGCTAAGCAATCTAGAAGACGACAGAAAAGCTCAAGAAATGTTTATATTAGGAATAATAGAAAAGCAAAACAGCGCAATGAGCGAGCAGGTTAGTCTTGCTGCGAGGCTAGCCAAGCCATTAGTTAAGGCTGGAATTAATCCTGATTTTTCAAAAAATGAAGCATCTGGGATGGTTCCAGTTGCGGCATCAGGAATGATACCCGAATCTTCTAAGAAGAAAGAAAGACAAGGGGCCGCTAAGGGTGGTTATGCAGCAGGAGCTATAGACTCAATGAACGTAAAAGGGGTCGGCACTGTTGTTTACAATAAAGCCGAAAAGGTTAAGCAATTCCCTGGAATGAGTCAGCCTGCAATCATGCCCCCAAAAGAGAGCAGGGCGGGAAAGGGATACAGGGATGCTTTTGCTGGGCAGCACGGATTTGATCCATATGCTAGCGGTGGGCTTGTTCCCAACTTCGCAAGAATGGATGGGAGTAAGTTGATTTTAGATAAATCATTGACAAAATTAAGCGCAAATCCTTATAATGTGAAAGGCAGTGATGAGCTAAAGAAAAATTATGCAGAACTGGAAGCTAGTGGTAGACCGATAACTGTTGAAGCTAAAATGTCTCAATTGGTTAATAATAGCGGCGGGAGCCACACTAAAAAGTTAAAAAATGTACTAAGGTTTCTTGGGGAAAAAGGGGGGGTTGAAGGCGTATCCAGGGAGTTTGATTTGCAAAAACTGCCGTATAGAGGCAGGAAAAACGAGAAAGCTGCAGAAGAAGCAGTGCTAAAAAGCGAAGGAAAGCCTTACTTTTCAACTGGGGGTAGCTCTGGAGATCCTACTTTTCCGGTGGATTTAGTGGGTTTAGGCAAGAGCCCATTAGAAGTAAAATCAGGACAATGGAAGCTTCCCAACGTGCTTCTTAAAAGTATGCGTCTTTATAGTGACGACGGACTTTTGTCGTTTGCCAAGCAGAAGCTTGGTGTAGACGAGCAGATGATTCAAGAGGCTCGATATGAGAAATTCAAAAAAGGTTCCAATTTATTGCTAAAAAAGAAAATTATACCCAAAGGCTCAACTGACGAAGAAAAACATCAATCGCTTTTGGCCCATAGGATGTCTGAAGGTTTGGTGCCTAATTTTGCTATAGAACCCTGGATAGATCGTTACAAAAGAAACAAAGGTAAAATTTTTAATACTCCTAAGGAAATTAATGAAGCTTACGGTGTAAAAGACTTAAGTGTTTCATTAGGTCAGAAAAACGTAAAAAGAGATTTGAGCGAACAAGAAATACAAGAAATAAAAGAACAAATAAAGCAAACAACTACAAGGAAAGGGCAAACTTCTTATCCAGACATTTTGAAAAACTTAAGAGCTGGAAAATATAAAAACAGAGCTGCTCTGGCCAAGAAAACAAACAGAGTTGGAACAATCGTTGAGCAGCTTGTTACGAACAATAAAAAATCAACATCAAGAAACGCTGCAGAAAACCAGTTAAGTCCCGAAGATTTTAAAGAATTTCAGAGACTATTATCAGATCTTCCGGGCGGGGACACAGATAGGGCTAAGCTCCTAGACAATAGTAAAAAAAGGGGGGACAAATTTGAAAAAATATTATCGGATCTTGGTGGTCTCGAGTTCGAGAAAAACAAGGACGCCATGGACTTTTCTAGAGAGAGAGGTAGGCTTCTTCAGGTTCCCGAAGAGATTGCGACAACTATAGGTTTAAAAAATGCATCAACTTATGGCGATGCCCATGCGGGAATAGGGCATAAAGTAAGATTAATGAGAGATAAGCTCATAAGGGAGGTACACAGCGAAAAATTACTAGCGCCCCTACTTTCAAAAGATCAAGTTAATCTACCAGGCGATGACTTTCCTGATATAGTGAACAAAGGGTCGGACAGTAGCAAGCTTGATGGAATTACTCTTGGAGAACTGATGATGGAAAAAGGAGGATTAACATCAAAAGAAGCAAGAACAGCAATAAATGAATCCGTAGAGGCTAATCATAATTATACATATGATGAATTGTCACGATTCAAACCCAAAGACGAAAAAAAACCCACAGAGAAAGAAAAAGAAAAACTACAATTAAAAAAACAGTTAGATCGAAAAATAATATCTTTTAATTATGTTGTAGATCATGTAGATCTTTCAAAAATAGACAAAAGAACAAAAGCAGGAAGAAAAGTTAAAGGGGGCATTAAAGAATTACAAGATCTTGAATCGGCAAATGTTTCGGGCGGATTAATACCAAACTTCGCAGACCCAAGAACTCGCAGCCAAAAAATACAAGACACATTGGCCGACCCATCGAACAAGGGAATAAAGTTCAACAAGCCACCATCTCCCGCCAACATCACCTCGGCTCAAATAAGTAGGCAGCTAGATATCCCAATAGGAAAAACCCCAGAAACTCAGCCAAGCGATGAAGATATAAAAAACGCAATCAACACAGTAGCCCAAACAAGAGAGAGGCTTCAACTTCCCGGTTACGAGAATTTAAAATCAATAGACAAAACAAAAATCCTCAAGAAATACAAAAAACAGGCAGGAGAGGGAGAGTATTACGGCAATAAAGATTTAAGCGCCGCAAAAGGTTTTATACCTAACTATAAAAAACTATATCAAGCATACGTAGGTAGTGATGGATCTGGTGGTCAAACTGTTAGGAGAAATAGAAATGGTGACCAGTGGTACTATGATAGCCAGAAAGGAACAGATGGAATACTGGAGGACTGGACGAAAGTAAAAGCAAAATTACCCATGGGCGAAAATGTTCAAGATATGTATTCGCGCGAATATTCAATCACAGATAAGAATCTTAAGCAAATGACGTCAGGGGTCTATGATGCTAAAAATTTAAGAAAGCTAAGGGTGATGAGTAAAGCTTTTGAGGCAAATAATGAGCTACCTGATCAAAATGACGAAGAGTGGGAAGAGGACTATCTTAATACCGGGGGTAATGAATGGGAGGAGGCTAATGATGAAATGGAGGGTAGGCTTGGTGCGTATTCAAGACTAAGAAGGACCGGGAAGCAAGATTTCCTATGGAAGGACTCAATGGCTGGAACTATAACAAACCCACAACCACTAGCTTCTTATGAAAAAAATATGTTCGGGCCTGGGTATGTTATACCGCAGCTCGGGAATGAGGCGATGTTTCGTGATGGATTTACGAATGAAGATGGTGATAAAATAAGATCAATATTTTCACAAAACTTAAATAAAGATAATCATCTAGTCGAAAGAAAGCTAACTGATGAATACCTTGATAATCAAAATCTTGCGAAAGACTTATCACAAGCTACGGAGAGCCCAGATAAAGCAATGAATGCAGCTAGGCAAAGAGGGATCAAGTCAATTGGAGATCACATGAAGTCTAAAGGGTTGATACCAAATTTTGCCGACCTAAGCAAATCAAAGAGGCTCAAGAGTTTCCAGGACGAATACGAAGATTTAGCAAAAATGGGTAGTCCGCTAGCGAAGTGGGCCTTAAAGACTGTCAAGGACAAAGAATTTAAGATGATTGGCCATGGAGTGGAATCGTGGGCCATAGGGAACGAGGAGGTGGTTTATAAGCTACCAAGGCCCCAAATAAATAGCTTCAATCGATCAGGCGACCTAGAGCTAGAAAGATGGAGAAGGCAAATGAAAGTGATGGCTCAACCTTCGCTTCAGTACGAAGTGAGTCCAGAAAATAAAGCTTGGAATCTTGTGCCCGATTCAAATATAGCAAAAAGGGCGGAAAGAATAAGGTCTCAACTTGATTCGAGTGGTATTGATTCATTGTTTTTACCAAATACAGAAGTGTTAAAAGTAGCTGGGCAAGACGAGTTTATAACTTCCCAAGAAAGGGTTAAAGGTAGCACTTTTTTGAATCTCCAGAACGAAATTCTTAAAAGCAAAAAGAATAAAACCGACTTTAATCTAGACGGTTATAAGATTGTCGAGCATTTAATGGAGAACATTAGCGGAACTGGAATGATAAGAGATGTACATTCTGGTAATTTTATAGCTGAGGCAAGCAAGAAAAAACAGCTCTTAAATACGGTTAATCAATTTGCCCCTATCGGATCAAAAGAATCTAAGCCGTTGAGCTTATTAGGATTGCGGGGTTTACCTGATGACAGTATAGCTGCGATTGATTTTTCTTCAGGCCTAATTCCCAACTTTGCTGATTTATACAAACCGTACATCAATAAGGGTGGAAAACCTATAGGTATGGAAAATTATTTCTACAGCTCGAACAATCAGGAGGACGCGCTAAATTATATAAAGTCTAACAAATATTTGAGTAGAAAAAATGGAATCTCTGAGCTCAGGAAGTTTAGTTTCCCTCCGAGGGTTTGGAAAATGTTAACATCTAATAATCCTCAGGATATCGAGCCTCAGATGAATGTACTACCAATAGGAACTAGGACCCCTATTGGTAAGGGTGACCCTTATAGGGATACAAGTCTCGGAAAAGGAATGAGCGAGCAGGAAGATTTTGCCGCCATAGCCTTAAAGAATGCTTATGGAATAAGGCCCCCGTTTTTTGAGAAAACAGATTCCTGGAGAAACGGCGAGACTTATTCCACCCTAATGACCAACTCGCCGCAATTCACAGAGATGTATAAGCTAAGCAGGTCAAATGGAGAAAATGTTGTGCCTAATTTTGCAAAAACTTTTTATGACTTTGACGAGACTTTAGCTACCTATCCTAGTAGCGTGACTTCCGCTGATTTGTTTAATGCAGAATCGGCCTCGCTTGCAGAACCAACTGATCTAGCTAAATCATTAAAAGGTAGAACCCTTGATATTCTCACCGCAAGAGCTGGAGAATCAAAACCTTTTATTAGTAAGAAACTGAAGTCTTGGGGTATAAATTCTGGCAGAATCATAACAACTGGGAGCATCCAGAACGGCCAGACTTCCGCGCAAAAAAAAGCCACAATCCTTCAAAACATGCAGAAGAAGAATGGAGGGCAATACAATTTAATAGATGATGCTCCTGAGAATATTGCAGCAATTAAAGCTTTAGGTAATAAAAACTTAATGGGCCAATTGTATAAATTTTCTGGACAGCATGCTGGACGAGGCAGTGGTAACGCAGAGGGCCTAGTTCCGAATTTCTCAAGAGTAGAACAAGTTCAGAAATCACAAAAAAGAAGAGTAAAAGAACAAGTAACAGAAGAAGATAAAGATTTAGCTCATAATATTTTTGATTATTTAAAAACAAACATAAGTAACCTATCCTCAAGGTTTAGGTTTAATAGATCCACTGTATCATTTGGTGGAAATCCAGAAGATTACGAAAAAGTATTTAATCATTCATCATCAAGAAAGAATAAAGAAAACCTAATTGAAATAGCTAGATCTGAAATGAGGATGAATAGAATCTTGAAAGGCTTCATGATTCCTCATACCGAAGGAGTTTCCGCTGCAAGAGGAAAACATAAAGCCCCCCGTGATCCATTTTTAGATGGAGCTATGCACGGCGGCCTTGTTCCTAATTTTGCAGATCCATTAAGTGCGGCGATATCAAGAGAGCGAGCAGCAGGAGTTCCTCAGGCCAGAATTAGGGTAGAGAAAAGCTCTCAATTAAAAAGTGCTCAAAACCCGATGGGGCTTGCGGTAACTAATACTAGAGATGAGCCGGCCGGAGTACAGCAGGGAATAAGGCGCGCCAAGACTATGGGTATAGACCCAAAGAAGCATGGAGCGAGCAAGGGTATGGTTCCAAACTTTGCTAGCCCACAAATTCCAGACGCAATTTTAAATAATGCTAAAAATGAATTGTCTGAAATGTCTAAGGCTTTCACCGATAGCTTTAGTGAGTTTTCAAAAATAGCCAGCCAGTTTGGTAAGGAAGGCAAAGAGACATTAGCCGAGATAGCTAGCTTTGATATTTCCAAAGACTTTGAGGGAATCAAGGATTTATTAAATGAAAAACTGGAAAGAACAGAGGCGCAAATAAATTCCATAACAGAAAAAACAGGTAAGCTTTCCAAGGGCGAACAAACTAGGTTGGGCGAACTAAAGAAGGCTAAGTCATCAGGAGAAGCGCTATTAAAATCTACAGAAGAAAAGTCGCAAAAATCAAAAGCAGTAAAAAACTTATCATCCAGTGGGCCCGAAGCTCAGAAGGCACAATTAATCAAGTCCGAAAATGCAATGATAAAAAAGATGCTTACCGCAAGAGGTACAGATCTTAAATCTCTAAAAGAAGCAACTAAGGCTAGTCAGAATTTCAGGATAGCTTTGGATGAATCCGCAAAAAAAGCCGAAGAATCAGAGGACGACGGAGGTGGGCTTCAGCGTTTATTTTATCTTCAGTCGGCGATTAGTTTAGTTAATGGTCAATTTGAAACACTGGCCGAAGGCGCATCTGGACTGACCAAAACCTTTGCACAGGGGATGCTCGCGATAAGCAATGTAACAGCTTCTTTTATTCAGCAAAAAGAACTAGTTTCTGAAGGTATGAATATGGCTGGAGTGAAAAGGAATGAGTCCTTCTCGATTAGTCAGGCGTTCAACCCAGAGGCTAGAGCTGCTAGAAGAAGCGCTGCAACAGCATCAGATGCAAGAGCCAGGGGCGCTGGAGTCGGCAGAATGGGAGGATTGATGAGAAACCTTTCAGGAGTAGGAAGAATGTTTGGACGATTCTTGCCAGTTATTGGTCAACTATATACTGGTTTCACTGTCGTAAATGAAGCATTCAAGATGTTTAATATAGGTGAGATGTTCGGCCTAGAGAAAGGCTCTGGGGTTATGGATCTTCTCTCGAGCCAAGGAGAAAGGGCCGCAAAGAAACTAGAAAAATTAGGAGAAAGTACCGAGAAATTGCAAGGAGCTCTTGAGTCGTTAAATAGCCAAACAGAAAATAGAGAAAAAGTTACAGATCTTGAAATTTTAGGATCAAGAAGAACTCAGAAGCAGGAGCTGGAACTTCAGCAGTTAAAACTGAAGGGGCTAGATATAGATATAAAAGCTCAGGACGCTTTATCTGGTCTTTTGGACGAAAATCTAGTAGGAACAAAAGTATCAAAAAGATTTATCGAAGAACTGTCGAAAGGCACAAACAGCAACGAAGACTACGTAAAAGTAATAGAAAGAGTAATAAAAGTTCAAAAACAGCAGGCGGCGTTTCTTACTGGATCAAAAAGTTTTGGAGACTTGATAGACAAGAAGCTTGACAAGTTTAATCCGGATAGTGACGACATCAAGCTGCTCCAAGGAGCGTCAAAAGTTAGAGGATCCCAGATAGGAATGGGCTTTTCTTCTGCAGCTGCAGGTGGCGAGGATATGGATGTTAAAGATAGACTATCCATATTGAGCAAAAATATAGCCGCCCTTGAAAGAGAATCGTCCACTGTAAGTTTTAGAAGTATGAGTGATGTGACCAAACTAACCGATAGGTTAGCAAAAAACCTGCAGGGTACAGAAGATTTTGATGCAGAAATGATGGCTTCTCAGATAAATTCTTTTATTAAAAACATAGATGAATCAATTGATAATACAACTGGCTTGGACCTTAGAGAGACAAAAGCAGTAAACGCTGGAATGAAGCAAATGGTTATTCAGCTAAACAAGCTCAAGAAAAACCTAGAAGGAGAATCAGATAGGCAGCAAGAGGCTCAATTAAAGAAAAAATATGTAACTGCATATAAAAATATCATATTTAACATCGAACAATTTAGAAAAAACGAAGCTCACTTAACCAAGTTATCTCTTGCGTCATTAACTCATCAAAATAAATTAAATTCATCCCAACAGAGTTTACTGCTTGAATACGGTGCTATAGGAAAAGAGGCCGCGATTTCTTCCGACTTTGCAAGAAAAAGAAATGCAATGGAGGCAAAATTTATTGCAGACAAGCAAGGTATTGAAATGAAAAGTATTGAATCTTTGAATAAATTAAGAGATACGTATTTTAATACCGATCAATTAGCTCAAAAATTTAAAAAAGATGGAAAAGAAGCGGCAGCCGCAGTAGAAGCCCTCAAGGATAATATTAAAGAAGGATTAAACGATGCAGACTTTTCGGGAATCGCAGATATGGGCTTTGATATAGACAAAGGGGTCATGGAGAAAGTGTCTGCGGCGTTTAAAGGAGTCGCCAAGGAGACAGAAAAATCTGAATCTTCACTGGAGGTTATAACGGGAATACTTGCGGAGTATGGAAAATCAATGGATGGCGCCACCGCCACTGCATATTTACTAGCTCTACACCAGAAGAAATTACTGACAATGACTGATGAAGATTTAAATTCAGCAAAAGCTAACAAACTAAATACGAAAAGACAGTTAGAATTATTAAACACAGCTAATAAAGAAGCACAACAATTACTAAAATTAGAAGAAGAACATAAATTCATAAAAGAAAAAACAGTAGCAGGCGCAGCTAAATTATATAAAATATTACAAGAAAGAGCGCCCGCAGAAAAAATTAGTCTAGAGGCAGTAAAAGGTGAAGCCGCAACTCTTGCGGTAATAAATGATTACAGAAAGAATGAAGCTTCTGCATTAGCTAAAAGTGTTGACGTTATGGAGTTAGGTTTCCAAAAGCAAGTAGAGAAGAACCGAACAGACGCAATATCCGCAGTACATTCCCTTAGGATGCTCGAAGCTCAAACTGGTTCGCTTGAAAAATCAGAAAATTCATTGATAATTTTAGAGGCAAAACTTAAGAGCGAAACAGAAAATGCAAAATTAGCTCTACAGGAATCTAATTTTAGATTGGAATACTTGAGCGATCAGTCTAAGAGGTCGGAATTAGTTAGACGCCAGCTCGCAAAAGAGATGTCTGATTTACAAACTAGTAATTTATTGGCGGCCGAAAAGAATCTTCAATTATCAAAGACTGGAGAACTGAGACAGCTTGTTGAGGAACAGCTCAATGCGACGCTTCATTCTTCTAGGCTGGAAGCTTTAACGGCAGCAGAAAATGCTTTATTATTGACCGGGAAAACAAAGCAAGTAAAATTAATACAAGAAGCCAACGAATTACAAGAAGCCTCGAATAAGCTGACCGAGTTGCAGAATGCTGTAACAAAAGCTGGGGTCAGCGATAAGACTTTACGCATGACTACCACTGCGGATATTGGAATAGAAAAAGCTAATTCAATATTGGGAACAAGAACTGCGGGCATGAAAGCTACGGTTGAGCCTAATGCTGACAATATGCTTGCTTATGCAAACTCTCTTGAGCAAACCAATAAACTGCTTGGAAATGGAAGCAGGGTCATGGATAGGTTTAGAACAAAGATGGCTGAAATAAATGTTGAGGCTGAAAATTTAAGTGCAGATTTAGTTGATATTGGAATTGACAATGCAAGAAGTGGTCTCAAGCAGATGTTTGACGACATTGGATCTGGCGCGAAGAGTGCAAAAGAAGCGTGGAATGATTTTGGTCTTGGTTTGGCTAAGCAATTACTTGATCGAATGACGCAAAATAATATAGACAAAATAGTCAAAAACTTAACATTTGCATTTACCGGAGAAGAAGGAAAGTCTGACGCTGAAAAAATAGCTAGCGAGACTGCGCACTTAGTAGGAGTAAACGAAGGAATTATATCTTCGAATCTAGAATTAATATCAGCAATAAGGGGCCAGACAGAAGCGTTAAAAAATCAAATAGAATCAGAGACACCAGTTAATAAACCAAAAACTGATTTGATTCCAAAGAACACAGCGAGGGGCGAAGATACTCTTGGCAAGGTTGCATCGAACGCAGCTAAAATAGAGAAAGAGCTAGCAGTAAAGCATATTAAGGAATTTACCGATTTCGGAAAACAATCATTCTCCACATTTGTGCAATTAGCTAGAGATTCTTTTTCGGAAAATTTCGGGAAGCCTGGAGTTGCGGGGATTGAAACTACCAGTAGGGAAGCCGCGCTGGACTCCGCGCGGGAAGCCGAGCTGTACTCCGCGCGGGAAGCCGCACTAAAGCAGTCCGATCCGCATAATATGCTTACCAGATACACTCCGGATGAAAAAAGCAAGAGGAAGGTGAAAAAAGAACTTGATGACGAAAGAATCAGCTTGCTTGATCAAGAAAAATTTCACATACAAAATTTTGAAAAAAGAGGACTTCAAGAAAACGAACAAAATAAAAAACAAAGACGTGCGACAGAAGAGGAAGTAAAAAAAATACAAAAGTCTATACCGTTCAATAAAGATAAAATCAAAGAAATATTGCAAAAAGATGAGATTGATCCAGAAACAGCTAAATTAAAAATTGAAGCTTTGAGAGAAAAAATAGAAAAAGCAGAACAACAAATTAAAAACAAGAATGAAGCGATAAAGGATCTAAACACTAGTTTTATTAATTTCGATAAAAGAACTGCCGCATCTTCTAGTAAGATAAGTGAACATAAGGAAAGAATTAAACTTTTAACAGATGAGTATAACAAATTAAATACAGCAATAAACAAGGTAAAACTGGATAATGTCCCCAGCGGCACGTACGTCCCCTTTCCGGAATTGAAAGGTAAATTCTCAGGCGGCAAAATACAACACTTTGCAAAAGGCGGATTTGTAGACGGCCCAGCAGGCGTAGATAAAGTTCCCGCAATGTTAACGGCAGGAGAGTATGTCGTACCTAAAGACAAAGCAAAGCAATTCAAACAAAACGGCGGAGAGATACAGAATTTTTCAATAGGCGGAATGGCCAAAGAGCTAAACAACGAAAACACTGAGAATAGAGCCATTAGGGGAGCACAAGGTGTGACGCAGTTACTGGTTATGAATGAGGTCTCTCGCGGGATAGCTAAATATTTAGAAAAGCCAAAAGATGACGGGCCCCCAACATTTGATAAAAATAAATTCAACAATTTAGACCTAAGATCAGACGTAAATATCAAGCGTGGAGATCCTAGATTGAGCGCAAGGTTTTTAGCTAAAGATCCAGTGATGCAGGAATATAAAGATTATCTCTTAGAGAAGGCTGCTTACGACGTGGAAAAGAAAAACCAAAAGGTCGATAAAAAAATGCAGACAATCGGCTCTGTACTTTCGTTTATGAGTAGCTTTGCAATTGGCCAAATGTCAGAGATAATAGCGCCTTATGTTCAAAAAGCAGTTGGGTGGGCAAAAAATAAGACTATAAATACTGCCATGGGCCATACAGGTTTAGGAAAACATTCAGATGCATTTAAGCAGGCCAGAAGCGATAAATTAAACGTAAATTACAAAGACGTAAGTAATCATATTGAGTCTGGAGAATTTCTAAATATAAACGACAAGAATTACGCCTTTATGCCGCAGCCGGATGGTAGTAATGATTGGGAAATAATGAACACGGGTTCCACCGCTAAGACTCATAGGGGTCAAGGAACTGGTATTGACAAAAATAATGCATCAATGCTTAAAAGGGCAAGAGGTTATCAATCTGGAGGCTCGATACCAGCAATGCTTACAGCGGGAGAAGGCTTCGTTCCAGCTCCTGTCGCAAAGAGAATTGGTTATGATAATCTAAATCGTATGAACACTACTGGTGGGCTTCCAATCGTTCAAGGCAAAGGAGGAATAGATAATGTTGGGCCAGTAGGATTAACCGAGGGCGATTTTATCATAAAGAAAAGCTCAACAGACAAGCTTCTCAGAGAGAATCCCAACATGATGCGTTTCGCCCTACAGAATCCAGAGGGATTCAAGAGGGGTGAGCAGGGTTATTACGAAGGAGGAGTAGTTGGTAGCCCTTCAACAATTCCCGCTCCATCCGTACCAAAGCAGGCCCCAACAAACAGGCTCAAGAGTGCGGATCCTGCTGAGATGCTTAATCAGTCTTTCAGCCAAAAACAAGAAGCCGCTGTAGCGCCACAACAAAAAAGCGAAGTAACCAACAATATAAACGTTAATGTATCCATAGATCAAACAGGAAAAGAAACGGTATCGACAGAGAATTCTAACAGCTCATACGAAGAAGAGCAGCAACTTTCATTAAAAATAAAGAGCGCCGTACTGGATGTAATCAGGCAAGAAAAGAGAATAGGTGGGGAACTTAGCTCATGAGGCAAGCTGTTTTAGGTTATGAACAAAAATTCTTTATAAACGGAACTCAAATATCAGGAGTTCAAAACGTTGCGGGCTCTTATGCGATAGATGAAAGACCAATAAATGTTCTTGGTTGGGGTCATGTAAATAAAAATTTCTATAATGATAGAGAAAGATTTGCTCAGCCTGATGGGTCTTTTATATTGGACGAGAATGGATTTAATATATTAGGAGAAGAAAGTTTAGATTGTGCGGTAGATGGAGACATAAGCGGATTTCCAGAGAGCATGGCTGTTTTGAACGCCCCACTGGAGGGTTCTTTTTCGATTAATTCTGTATTGGTCAGTGAAGATTTCTTTTTACAATTCACGGGAGACGTGCCATTTACTGGAAGTATTCATCATGGAAAGAAATACTTTGGTTTTGATAAGGGGTACATAACTAGCCACTCTGTTTCTTGCGGCGTTGGAGAACTTCCAACGACATCCACATCAATAAGAGTTTTCGGAGACATAGGTGGATCTCCTGAGTTTATGGAGCAAGAAGATGAGGGTGGACTATTTCTTCAGGAAGATGGATTTGCAATAGGCTCAGAAGATTCTAATGCCGGAATATACAACGCATCAGGTGATAATCCCTTTCCTGAGATAAGGCTGCCAAATCAAGGGTCCATTATTGTAGAGTGCGCAGGGGCGACGACAGATAGGGTTACATCCTTTAACTACAGTATAGACATACCTATATCCCCAATTTACACAGTAGGCTCTTCTGTGCCGGCGCAGGTAGATGTTGCATGGCCAGTAACCACGAACACTTCTTTCAGTTTAGATATAGACAAATACGAATATCAAAGCTTGAGGAAATATTTAAAGTCTCCCACAGTTCACGACATTGCGATAAAAATCAACGATTGCTTTGGTGTTCCGATTCAGCATTATGTGGTCAAAAGTGCGAGATTAATAGGAGAGGACATGGCCGCTTCGACAGACGGGAAAATGACTGTAAATTTAACATATAAATCTTACTATAATAAGAGATGAGTAAGCCTTTTTATAGATACGAAGATGTTCCATTGTTGATGGCTTCTGAGGGCCAAGAGCCAGTTATGGTTTTTGCTAATAGAGCTGGTTTATCTGCTAGCCAACCGATACAAGCAAAGAAATTTATAGAGGATTATCATATATCATTCGCATTGCAAACTGGGGATATACATTTTACTGGAGCTCATGAATCGGGTTTTTTGATGGGTCCGCGCAATGGCCCGGGAGTAAGACTTCCAGAATCAGTTGAAAATATATTAAGCGGAACTAAAATTGCCTATCCTGGCGGACAAGGACTTTACTTAACTGAAGATTTATCTGCTGGTGATTATTATATAAATGTAAGATCTACAGGTGAGACTATATTGAGGTACGAGGAAGACATAGAGCATGGAGAAGTTGAGGTCTTAAGGAATTACGCAGCAGGAGGAATAGTAAGAGGTTCTTTGGATGTGACCTATTACATGAACACTGGAAATCTTCATACTTTTGCAGACTTAACGGGCTTGCTTGATCCTAATATTTACCCGCAAGTAAACGAAACAAAAATAACAGGATGCTTTGGTGACTACATTTTTGAAGACGCGTATTTAAGAGAGCTTTCTTTTTCGGCCCAACCCTTTCAGGTTGTAGAATCAAACTTGAGTTTAGATATATATGGAAGAATGTTGTATCAGTCTGGATTGGCCGACTCTATAATTGAAAATTACGGATGTCTAAAAGAACAACAAATAAGCGTACCTCACGCAATCAATACAAAAATACTTGGAGCCTCTGATGTAGGAATAGAATATCCTTTAGATTTTTCATACAGCATAACGTCCACAAGAAATCCAGAAGTACCAATACCTCTAAGCGGAAAAATGAGCGAAGAAGGAGAGCTCCCAATAAGGGTAACCAAGGAAGCTATAGACATTAGCATAAGAATAAGAGGGGAAAAGTTAGATCCATTTTTAAAAATATCAGGGCAAAGAGCTAATGTTACGGTTCAGTTGTCAGACATAGGTTTTAGTAAAGAATTCACAGACAACAATCAAGGTCTACTCAAAGAGTTTAGATTAGCGGGAAGCTTGGTTCATCCAGATTTGCCGTCTCAAGAGTTAAAGGATTATGGAGTTGTTGAAGAGGATAATTTAAGCGTGTCAGATGGAGGGTTCCTCCAAGGTTCCGCAACAATAAAACAATCTTATAGATAATGGATATATCGAATTCAGGGTTGGATGTTAATTGCGTACAATGGTGGCAGCAGAGCGGCGACGCAAATCTTGTGTTATTGGATGAGCCAACTGGATCTAGCGAGCAACTTTTTGAGTACCCGGAGTCTGGCTCCTATAGACCTGTAGAAGATGCTTATTTGTCGGGTAGAGGTATACAGTATTTTGCACAAACGGGTGAGGATGTAACTCTAGCCAAGTATGTTTATGTAGATTACAATCCTAATTATTATTATACAGAAAATGATATTTTATCAATAGATGATTTAGTTTTTTCTCAAGATAGAAATTTTAATATATCGACTAGTAAAGAATTAAACATTAGTGAATTTTTTAAACTTAATCCTAATTTAGGTTATTCTATTAATGTATATGTTAAAAAGGATAATGAGTCTACTAGTTTAATAGATAATTATAAAACATATATAACAGAGAACCAAGATAGATCTGTTAATATTGGAGATTCTATTGGTGTTGGTGTTGGTATAAAGTTTTATGATAAAAGTGATGTTGAGCTTTATGCGCCGAATCTAAGGGACACCCATAGGTTAATGGCGGCTAGTGAATTAAACCATAATGAATACTATAATGTACAATTAGATATAGCCAACACTTCAATACCTGATGAAGCTGTTTCTGCGCAGTTAGTTTTATTTGTTTATGGAATGAGTGCTGGTTCATTTATTTTCAAAAAACCATCAGTAAGAAATTTAAGTAAGTTCTTTTATTGCATAAAGGATCACAAGTCAACTTCATACAATAGCCCGAACAGCAAGGATGGACTAGAGTATTGGACTCAAGATTTTGTCTGGAGACCTTCCTATGGAGCCAAGTCTGACTTTGTGGCAATAAATGAAGAATTAAAAATGGGAGAAGGTAAAGATTATGTTACCAATATGGCAATAAACGCACTGCCGATGGAATTAACATTAAACTTTAGAAACCGAACAGACAAGGAAGCTAGAGCTATTGTTCACTTTTTGCAAGAAAAATCATTTGCATACGAGTCAATTTTTAGCCTCGATTATAAGGGCGACAGATTATTGTCAAGCGAGATATCGGCGTTTAACTTTGAGTTTTCGTACCCATACAGGAATGACTTAAAATATACTTGCACTCAGTTTAATCATACTATTTCTTATAGAAATAATAATAATGTAAATGCTAAGTTTGTATGCAATACAGAAAGCTCCCTGTCAAGTGTGGAGAGTCATGCTGGCTACAATAAAAGAATTGATGCGCTGATACCTATATTTATAGACGAAACCACTCACTTCAAAAAGGGCGAGCAAATCAAATTAAACACCTTCACCTTGGAAGAAGGAGATGGAGTTATAACAATCGATACCAAAAAAATAAAAACAATCAAAAGGTATCCAGAAGATCCCTTGACTCCAATAACTGGGGGGATAATAACTTTTACCGATGATGTAGATATAGAAGAAGAAGATTGCGTTTACATAACAATTGCAGATCCAAAAAACTCTATTTTTAATGTTGGAAAAACAAAGATAAAGAAAAAAATATCAAAAAACCAATACGCTTTTTGGCCAATACTTGAAGAAGGAGATGAGTCAGACGTTGCGAACTTGAGGGCAACATCTTCTGCTGGAGAGAACACTTCTGTGCAATGGTTTGACGAAGTTGGAGAAAGTGAATTAGAACCTAGGCAGGAAGAGCTACTCACAACTGACTTGGCAGATCAATTATGGAGGCCAACTGATGTAGATAGAATAACTCCAAGAAATGAATTATTCGAATCAGAGGATGGAGCTCAATACTTTGAAGAGACTACAGAAGAGTTTATAACAATAAGGGGTGAAGATTTTATAATAGGTGGCAACATCATGATGAAGAAGATGCAAGTCTGCCCAGAGGACTGTATGTTCAGTAAGGTTCTTTTACCAGAGCATGTTTCGAATATACCTTCAGAGGTAATAGATCCAGCAACTGGGGTGGCCAGAAAAAGGCAGGTTTATCTTAAAAACTACAGAAGGATGCAGATAGACTCAGACATAGATGCAGAAAGCCTGTACGTAATCTTTACGCCTTTAGAGAATTTTACACTAGAAGCGAAGGATGATTTCTGGTTGCTTGTGTCTGCGGTTCAAGGCAGGAGTAGTATTTACTTAAAGGATCCGAATGAAATACCTAAATATCCATGGTTGGAGGTTAGGAACTTTGACCACAAGCCGAGTTTGGCATTTAGCTTAGAGCAAACGCCTGATAATATTCAATCAAATTTTGTAAAATACTACAACAAAAAATTCAAGAGGGGTATTAACGGCAACTTATCAACTTTTAATTTGACATTTGAACAAAGAAGCGACGAAGAAGCATCTGAAATATTGCAGTTTCTTGAGAGTCATCTTGGTTACAAGAAGTTTAGGTTTCAAATGCCGCGCCCATATCTAAAAGATGGAAGTTACATCACTTCGCCAAGCAGACCTTATATTTCGAGCTTCTATTGTCCTAGTTGGGGGCACGATATAATATACAAAAATAATCACACAATATCTGCGACATTTATAGAGTCCACAACTTCAATAGAAGAGGATCTAAGGAATGTTTTTGGAATAGGAAGAGATGAAGATAAACCGTGTTATGGAGCAGAAATATACGACCCAATAACGACCCATGAGCTTTGCACTTTTTCTTCTCAATTGCAAGCCTCAGCCGGAGCAGGCCTAGAAGACGGAGGTAGGGCTAAAGAAGTAATCAGGAAAGAGGTTGACTTAGCGATCATCATAAAAAAGGGAGCAAGTATGCAGGGTAATATTGGCGTAGAAGGAGTCAATAAATTGCAAGCGATACTAGATGTTATCAAAAAAATAATAACCGCATATGATGATTACATTGTTCCGTCAACTAAAGATTACGGAGTTTTTCAAAGCCCAGAGATAGCTTTTGGCGATGCAACTGGAATCACTAGTATTCCGCCGTGGCCATCAAAGGAAGATAATACAAGCTTAATGTCCAGCTTTGATGACGTATTGAACGATCACGAATCAGAAAAAACATTAAACGATTTGCTGACTCAAAACAATTTTAACCTAGATAATTTTAAAAGATTCATAATAAGTATAAATCAAAAAGCCCTAAATATGGGAATAGTTTGCCCAACTAGAGGTTCCCCGCTTATAGCTATGGATCTATCTGAAGTTACGGAAGGTTATGATACAGCTTCAATGGTTCCATTAGTTGACCAGATTAATTCGTTTGGTTCTGAAGGTGCATCGAATATGTTTGGGGCCATAGGGGCTGGGCTAGCTCAGTTTTATAACAGCACCAGGGCTAAGAGCTGCTCTGAGAGGATTCTCCTAGTCGTCGGGGATGGTAATTTTGCTTCAGATGATTGGTTGAACATAACTAAAGAAATTAGGCCTGGCGGAGAGTTGACAACAAGAAGGCCTTCAGATAGGACTCTTACTAAAAATAAAATAGGTATCGAGATGAGCACCTATACTGCAAACGAAGACACAGGCCAGCATAACCCAGATTTTGGAGCAGTTAATCCAGAGTGGCATAAGCAAGAAGTTCCGACAATATTAACGTTTGCAAGCATAGGGGGAGGCATCTCCCCAAAAGCAAAAGAGTCTGTATATGATTACGAGACGAAGCCGGAAAATCCAGAGTTTTATTACCCTATAACAGATGGAGGAAGTCCGGCAAGCGAGATAAATAGGGTTATTTCATTGATGACGGCAGTTAATGTTTTGTCAGAGGATAGTGGTAGTCAGAACTTGTTTAGCATAACTCTTTATAATTGCGGCCCTCATGCAGTGGAAATATTGAACACTATAATCAGCTCGGACGCCCAAATAAAAAAACCAAAACACAGCACTAGCTATTTAAACTCTGGAATAACCAAGGGCAGGAGGATTAGTAATATACGTTATATAGAAAGTTCAGCAAGTGATTATGAGATTGGACTTGGTGGTCAATATTTCGGGGATGCTATTAATAAAAAACTACTAACAGATAACAGCTTCGCGTCAAACATACTTTGGGAATCTTTTAACACCAAGTACGAAGTTTACCGAGACGGCTCAGTTTATGATATAAATGGAGGATGGGAGGCGAACCAGGAAAGCAGTAAAGGCGTAAAGAATACAGGGGTAGCCTCCAAAGGCATGCCTGTGAGAGTTTTTAAAATGGATTCTGGCTTGGAGGTAATTGATTACAATATAGGCGGCGTGTCTGAGTTAAGCAATTTAGACGGGGATTACTCCCATTTACCAAAACTCATGCCTGGAGAAAAAATAGATTTATTTTTTGGTTTTAGATCTTCTCAGAAACTACAAGAAGAAGAAGATATACAATTCTTTTTTAACTCTAGGGATTTTACCGAGAAGAAAATGGATTGTTTTGCTAATTTTAACGTAAAGACAAAGTTGAAATCTTTTAGCCCGTCAGTGGAAAGAACGCTTGGTGTCAATTTTGACGCAGACTGGATAATATTTACTTATGAATTCACAAGCGGAAGAGACCTAGACACAAGAACTAGAATAACTGGACTTTCTGGAGATTTAGGCTGGGCAAGAGGAGGGTCGTGGGGTAATGGGGTACTTGAATGGGGGGGAGATAATTTAGGACAAGGAGTCGAAGGTTGTAAGCTGAGTTTGGCTGCGTGGGAAGCTGGAAACTATGGGGATATAATAAATTTAGAATTTAGAGCTTTTTGGTACGGAGCAAGAGGTAATCCAAATAATCCAGTAGGAATAAAAGCTGCGCTATACAAAGGAGGTACGGCAGTGCATGATGGAGGATACGGATTCGTAAACCCAACCGCAGACGAGCAAATATGGGTAAGATCTTTGAGCAAAACAATAAATACCCAGGTGAGCCGAAACGTAGACGGAGATCCAATAACTCGATTTTCTTATAATACTTTGACTACGAATGGTATATTTTCACCGCTATGAGTTTTATAAATACAGATTCAGGTGTGTGTCTTTCTCCAACTGGAGAAACTTCATACATTGGTTGTGATTTTATCATAGACGAATTAGGTAGAAAATATATATTAACAGAGGGGGCAAAAAGAATAATACCAGAAGGCGATTGTTTACCTTTTACCATTTTTGATTGCGACAAAATAGAGAGGATAGTAGTTGATAGCGGCAAGTTTGTAACTATAATTAACACTTGCACCCTTCCTCTCACTATTACAGGTTTTAAGAACGACGATCCAGAAAGATTTTCTATATTTCAATATCCGGAATACTCTGGATACGCTGAATATAATACCGGCAATACAGAAGAATTACCTTTTACTATTGAACCCTTTCAGAGGGTAAATATAAATACTTTTTTTCATCCTTTATATTCTGAGCTTGTGAGCGGCAACGCGGGAACGATAGAGAATAGAACTGGCGATAAATTTGAGTCAAATATTTCTATATTACCAGGATTTGAGGTTTTAAATTGTAAGGAAGATCCGATTACTTCTATTTTATGGTGGGAGGAAAATACAGATTGCGATTTAGTCTTGATGAATGATTCAGAGAAGTCATTTAATCCTGCGGGTCAATGGTTTCAAGAATCTGGAGATGAAAACTTTCAAGTAAGAGAATCTATATTTTACTCATACACAGAAGATGCCCAATATTTTGAAGAAAAAGGGTTGAGCGATGTCGCGGTAAAATACGACTCAAAGGCGACATCCTCTTATTGCTCTCCTAAGTTTAGACTAGAGGGTGAATTCATCTGCTATCAAGAAAAAGATATAGATTGGCTTTCAAATACTGGAAACTATGTTAGGGAAGAAAAATTAGAAATCCCACAATTAATAGGATCTTATTGCATACCTTTTTGGGGGCCATTTAGTAAGGATATCGCCGGAGCAAGGACCGTGCAGGATGGATATGAAACGCTATCTTTGCTGGGGGAGACAATCAAGCAGGTTACGGATTTAAACCCAAAGTGGGAGGCAAACAAGAGTCCTTCATGGAGTGGAGCGTTGGGAGCTTTTGACGAAATGATAGAGGTTATAACTGGAGAAGGAGGGGATAATAATTATCAAAACATAATAAACAAAGTATTTCCAGAAACCGGAGTAAATACAATCGTCCAAAAAATACCCGAAAAAGATGGAAACATATCAGAGGAAATTATAGTAGTTAAATCGAGTTTCGATGGTTCCAGGCCTGGAAGTTCCTTTACTTTTAATGTCCCTGGATCTGCTTTTCTTACCGGATTGAATTTCAAAATAGACGCAAGTGATGAAGTGAAGCAAGATTTTGAAATAAAAGATTCATCTATTTATTTTGGAAAAACTCAAAACGGAGAAAAAATGGTTATGTTAATAGCTGAGAGTGGAGACATAAATCAATACGGATTTTGCAACGAACCATTATATTAAATATGAATATTATAGATTTATCAAATATAGAAGATCCGGATAACGACTACTTTAGGTTGTTTGTGGCAATGGACGCTGATTCTATTTCGACTATTAATATCTATGAGAGCGGAGGTAGTGGGATTATAAGTTACCAGACAAGTTCTGATTACGTTTATTCAATCAAGAGGTTTGCTTATGGAGGAAGCGACCTTAAAGAGCTTGAGGTTTCAGACTCAAGTAGGATAGGATACCCAAGTGGAATTTCCTGGATACCCGGCGACGAGATTTCTTCAATGTCAAACAATGCACTAATAGATGAGTCAAATGAAATATCTGGAATCTTAAATGGATACGTTAGGGCTGGACAGGCGAACCAAATAAAACCCCTAACTCCTAAGGTCTCCTTGAGTGATTCTAGTTACTTATTGTCGGGTAAATATATTCCATCAGATCATTACGAAGAAAGTTGGTGTCCAGACTATAATATTCAAGTGACTAACGTCAACTCGTTGGACGGAAGGATGCCTTTTGTCCAAGTAAAAGAAAGTGATATTCAAAACACGGGTTCGATAACAATAATATCCTCATCACAGAAGGGGAGTATTTTTTCGATGGATATAGGTAGGGACTTCATGGAGGTTGGGGCTGACTTTATAACAAAACTAAATAATATAGATGAAATTAAGCCGGCGCTAAATAACTCTAATCAAAAAAACTCAATGCTAAAGGAGTGGAATAGTATTTTTGCGATAAATGAAAATTGTAATGCTGACTCTATATTTAGTAATAAAAGGAATAGAGATGAAGCTTTTGCTCAACATATGCAGGCGTATTTAGATAAAAACTGGTACAATAAAATAAAAGATAATCTCTGGGGGGATTGTATAGATGACGAATCTCTGGATCTAACAACGAGGGACCCTGAATTATTAAAAAATATAATAATGTATCAATTTTATTACTTCGGGACTTCAGATGATATTAGAATAATGGGTGGTAAGAAATATAAATCAATGATAGATTTCACATCGATAAGGTGGCATATCGGACTGGGAGGAATATACGAAAAGTCAAATTCATCTAGAAAGTTAACTCAAGAGCTTTCTTACCTTAGCCCAGTGTCCCTGTACAGAAATATATATAAAGTTATAGGTCTACCTCCAAGAACAGCTTATTCATACAATTTACAAAATAATATTAATATTGCTGATTTTATTGATTAATTAATTTATAATATATATATGAAAGATACAGGTAAAAATATTAAAGCTTTATTCGAGCTGGATCCTTCTGCTATTATATGTTTGTATAAGATAGATTTAAAAGGGAAAGGTCAGTATTTATTTCATGCTGGAGAAAATGGATATAAAAATAAGCTAGTATTCAATAGCCAGGAGTACGATTTCTTTCCTATAAAGGCTGACGGCTTTGAGATTCAAGGAGATGGCAGATTGCCCAGACCTAAATTAACATTCACAAACCATCAAGGAGTAATCTCATTGCGCCTGAATCACTTTGACGATTTTATTAATTACAAAGTCACTAGAATAAAAACATTTGTTAAATATTTAGATGCAGTTAATTTTCCTAATAATTTTAATCCTCACGCCGAACCTGATCCTGATGCGGCTTTTGGTGAAGATGTTTTCTTTGTTAATCAAAAAACAAAAGAAGATGATAATATAGTAGAGTTCGAATTGGTTTCACTGCTTGAGTTGCAGAACGCAAGCGTGCCAGCTAGAACAGTATACTCTAATAGTTGTCCTTGGCAGTACAGAGGAGATATAGGTTGTGGATATAAAGGTAAGCCAATATCAAATGGTAAGAATAAAAGGTTTGTGCCAAGCGGTTATAATGAAGATATGGTTGGGCCTGAAGTATATTTTAGCGGCGAATTTAAAACAAAAGAGTTTGCCAAATTTGAGGAAGGAAATGTTTATCCAGATTGGTCTATAACTTCTACCTATTCCAAAGGAGATACCGTTAAGCTAGTCCCTTACGATCATGATTCTTCATTGAATCCTATTGATATTTATGTTTGCCTGAATGATGGTGTTAGGTCGAACCCTATTTACGATACAGAAAATTGGGTTTTAGATGATTGCGATAGAAGTTTATGTGGATGCAGGCTTAGATTCTCAGATTCAGCTACAGGAGCTGGAGGCGGAAAAAGAATTACAGAGAACCCAGAGGGTAAGGATCAGTTCTGGACCGAATCAGAAGAAGGTCTTCCCTTTGGAGGTTTTCCCGGAGTTGACCCTTATGAGTTTAAATAAATGTTTGAGAGAGAAGTCATAGTTCATGCAGAGAGCAATCCAGAAGAAGAAGTGTGTGGATTTATTTTGCTTCATAAAGATTTAACTGTATCAGTTGAGCCCGCAATAAATGAACATTCGGCGCCAAGAGATTGCTTTACAATATCGCCAAAAAGCTTCATAAAACATTCTATAGACAAAACAATAGTAGGAATATACCACTCTCATCCAAGAAGCAACGAGAGGCCTTCTCCGCCAGATATAGCTATGTCTGAGGAAATGGGTATTCCTTATTTAATCTACAGCGTAATAACCAAGAAGTTTTTTCTTTATTACCCCGAAAGCTATGAGCCAGAAAAGCTTACTGGAAAACCTTACATCAAGGGCTTCTTTGAATGCACCTGTATGTTCAAAGACTATTTCAAAAAAGAACTAAACATAAACATATCTAAATGGAACGAAAACTATTGGCTTCCACAAGAAGATAAAGACGCAAATAAACTATTAATAAATATATTAAATAATAATTTAAAAAAAATAGAAGATAAAAAATTACAAAAACATGATGTAATATTATTTCAAGTAAAGAAAAATTTTAGATATCATGTTGGTATATATTGTGGAGATGATTACTTCTTGCATCAGGCCACTGGTATTTTATCCAGGAGAGAGTTATTGGACGAACGCTGGCAAGCAAAAATAAAAGAAGTGTACAGACATCCATCGTTAGTGTAAATATACATAAGGAAAAAGGATGAAAAGGGTATTTTTACACGGAGAACTCGGGAAAAAGTTCGGTAAGGAATGGAAGCTAGACGTTAGCTCTCCGTCTGAAGCTGTGTCTGCACTGTTCGCTAACGATAGAGAAATAGAATCATACCTTAACAAGAAAGAAAAAGCAGGAATACATTATGGTATAAAAAAAGAGAAAAGCGACAACTTTATAGATCAAGTTGACTACGTATTGCCAACAAAAGAAGATATACATATATTTCCTATGCCGCAAGGATCAGGATTCGTTGGCAGCTTATTCATGATGGCAATTCAGACCGCCGCAAGCATGTATATTTCAAAAAAAATATCGGAAGCAATGGAAAGAGACGACAGCACTCTAGTTGCGCAAACTCAATCGTTTTTATTTAATGGGTCCGATAATAGATACCAGCAGGGGGCAACTGTGCCTCTTGGTTATGGCAGAATGAAAATTGGAAGCAATGTTATATCTTCATGCATTGTTAATTATGATTACGATTCGGAAAAAGGGCAGATTTTTAATTTCAAAAAAGGATTATACAGCCTCGTTCCTAGTTATAGTAAATACTACTTGCCTCAAGGCTGTCTGTTTTCTGCATTCGCGTTGAATTTATTTGATGGAAGTAGCGACTTTAAAGCTTCTGATCCAGCTTATCAATTTTTAAAAAATAACTTACCAACAACTTATTTCGGAGCAAACGATGGAATTTATGGTCAATATACGGATGCTGATACTTATGCGAGATCAGTAACGACAGTGAAGCAGGAGAAAACCGGCAATGCAGTTGCGGGTTATTTTTATTACAACTATAACTGGTTAAAGGGTGTCAATATAGATAGAATGGGGGTAAAAGGAGTCGATGGAAACTGGACCACTGTATCAAAGGCAGACAACACCTATAAGGTAAAAGAATCGGACGCGTCTACAAGTTCTTATGTTTGTCTTCAAAGCGTACCACTGCCTGATGACGAGGTTAAAGAAAAAGAATTTTATCCAATATCTTTTGCGGAAGACGGAGAGATAGAATATATAGCCGGAAAAGATAAATCATTTGAAGGGTTTTTTCCTATACCGGTTGGACAGAGGTGGAGAAATGGGAACAAAAATGATGGAGTTGGATGGTTTAAATTAGAATCAACATCTATATATAAAGCTGTAGACTTAGCCTGCGAGGGTCCAATTGATGGGCTTTGTGATAAAAATGGAGAAACTTTGGTATTCAATAAAGAATCAAAAAAAATAACAGATCCTAGTGACCCTAGGTTTTTAAGAAATCCTGATGACGATTATCTTCAGGGAGTTATATTAGATGACGCACAAGTAAAAGAAGTAAACCTAGGAACAGTTCCACCTAAGGATGCATATAATATAAATGAGTTTGACATAGACATAGGACAAAGCAGAGGCGGCGTTATTGGTACAAATGATCAATCACTCCTTGACCCTCAATATTTATTCTCAGCAAATACCAAAGATATTAACGCGCCACTTTACGGGCCAAGAGAAATAAACCCTAATAATATAATAGGAAACGCAAATAACCTTCAACCTTTCGAAAAAAACAAAACATACAAGCAAGGAGATTATATTTCATATCAAGAGGGTGCTGGAGAAAAATATACATATAAAATAAATACCAGCTTAGCTAATCCTTTCAGTAGGCATGCAAGCCATAATTATAGCGAAAGTGAAACTGAAATAGTTTATGTAGGAGCGGGTGATGCTGCTGAGTTTTATACAACAACCCCGCTAATTAATGGATACCAGACTTTCTATGGAGAGTACGTAAACATAGACGAAGATAAATTTTATGAAGATGGAGACCTAGTAAGGTCTGCCAGGCATGATGGAGGGGTTGAGTATTACCAAATGGGTGCTGACGCAAGAGATTTTTTGGGTACTTTTGATGAAGAAGCAACTTACGAAGGACAAGAGGGTAAAGTCTTGATGCAGAAATTGTCAGAAGAAAAAAATACAACATCACCAATATACAAAATAACAGGGGATTATTCTCCGGGGAAGACTATACAGGTAACACCTGAGATAACTAGACCTTTTGGTTTTCAAGATTTCACAAAACAACTTTCAGCTAAAGATAGGAGTGATGACAAAAAAATAACAACAAATGACCCTATTTATATATTGCAAAATACAGACGACGTAGAGGTAAGCGCTAAAGATTGGGCTTCTGGGGCTGAATTAACTCCAGGGCAAATACCAGGACTATGGCAATCCATCAAAATAAACGGAGTTAAGGATGTAAAAAATGGGCCAGGAGGTCCAGGAGAAGAGGGAGAAGATAGGGACGATTTACGTACTAAAATATTTTTATTAGCTGGAACCGCAGATCAGGTAGCAATTAGGTCTTCAGAGGAAGAATACTATGTGAGTCATACGGTTATTAATCCATTAGTTGAAGAGCTGTACGTTACAATTCAGATCGACCAATTATCATACATATACGAGGGGGACACAGTAGAGGTAACATACAAAATAGGAAAACTTTGGAATTGGATAATGACTGCTTACCAGGTCTATCACGGAGCAATGCTGGGAAAGTATTTATATGACGCAACGTTACAAGCGCGCGTTTCAATTGCAGCCGCTAAAGATCCCATGCTACTTGACCTAGTGCCTGCCGCAGCAGAGCTTGGATCGGGGGATTTGTTAGCGGCAGGATATGAGGTTGCAATGCTAGCAGCTTGGACAGTTATAAAAGGTTTTGTAAACCCTGATGATGGATGGAATATTGGAACAAAAATAGAAAACGCAGGAGAGATTTGGCCAAACAAAGCTAAGTTTAGAATAAAATACGGAAATGAAGGAGAAACTCCTTTCTCTACCGATATTTACATTTATGGCGTGGCCACAAGTTCATACAGAAAAGATGTTAAAATTTATTTACCAAAGAATCCATCTAGAAAGGATAGGATAGTAAAGGTTTACAAATTAAACAGAGAAAGAAATCCAGTAAAAGAGGGAGAGCAGGCCGCTAGATACAAGGAGACTTTTTTGTTGTCTGGGGTAACTGAAATAACACCGGTTCAGTTGAGTTATCCTAACTCAGTTGTTATAGGAACAAGAGTTAACGCTAAAGACGTATCCTCTATCCCCACCAGAAATTACCACCTAAAGCTAAAGAAAGTAGCAGTTCCAAGTAATTACAGCCCGGAAACAAGGCGGTATAATGGAAACTGGGATGGAAGATTCGAGGGCCAAGCATCTAAAGATGATCCGGTTCCTGAAGAAGCAAAACTTTGGACCGATAATCCGGCATGGTGTTTGTATGATTTAATATCAAGCAAAAGATATGGAGTAGGAAAATTTGGAATAAAGCCCGAAAATATAGATAGATGGACTCTTTACAGGATAGCGAAATATTGCGATGAGTTTATTCCGACTGGTTACAGCTCAAAAACTCCTAAAAGAAAATTCTCTTTGTCCGGAGAGAATACAATATCAATAACCGCAGAGGGCCCTTATGATGATGCGGATTTTCAAGGCGAATATAATCACACGAATAAAAAACTAGCAATTTATTATAATCACGGAATATGCGAATCTATTAAAATAATTGGAACAACATTATCTGGCAAGAAAATAATACTAGAGAGAAACCCAGCTCAGGAGTCAGGGGAGTGCGCTGTAGAAATAGACTATCCATTGGTTGAACCAAGGTACACATTGAATGCATTTTTAATGAACTCCCAAAATGCCTTTAAGTTAATAAATGAATTTGCTGCGATATTTAGAGCTTTTGCTTATTGGTCAGGGGGCGCAATTAACTTCTTTCAGGATCAGAAAAAAGATTCAGTAATGTTGTTTGCTAACAATAATATATCTAAAGAAGGATTCTCTTATTCTAGTACGCCGAAAACAAGCAGGACTAATTCGTGTAAGATAAAATACGTGGACAAGTACAATATGTTCAGAGCAAAAATGGAACATTCTGAAGATAGAAAATCCATACAAGAGAATAATATCATAGAGCAAACCATAGATGGGTTTGGAATAACTTCTCAAGCTCAAGCAAAAAGGGCTGCTGACTTTTTAGTCAAAGGCGCAAACATGGAAACAGAACTATTGTCTTTTGTTACCAGTTCGCTTGGATCTTATCTCAAGCCAGGAGATGTCATAGATGTTTTAGATAACAAAAGAACCATAGGTAGGTTTGCTGGTAAAATAGTTGATGTTGAAATAAGCGGAGACGGAAAAACTGCGGAACTAATGGTCGATTACCCAATAAGAACAATAATAGAAGAAGATGATAAGGACACATGGAAGCAAATAACAATTTATAATACCTCAGGAAATCAAACAATTGAATCATTGGATGATTTAGGGGAAGTAACGGACCAGCAAATAGAAGACATGAGGGCCGAGCAAATAAAAAAGTTCACGGTCAATAAGATTTATGAGAACGACACTAAACTAAGGTTGGTTAATAACCCATATAGTCATGTAACTGGTGAGTACACTTGGGTTGAAGCCCTAAAGGATGCAGAAGAGCGCGGAGGGATACTTGCGACCATAAACAACGAAATGGATCAAGTAATGGTTCAGGCTATGTTGCCAGAAGATGAGATGGCGTGGATAGGTGGATATTATTTAGAACTTCCGATACCTGAAAAATTTATATGGCATCAACCGCAAGAATGTGACAGTAACGAAATAACATTTTTTAGCTGGCTTGATGGATACCCTAGGGTGGCAAAAGAAATAGAGTCAGACCTGGCGTCAGAAGGAAACTTGGAAACTGATCACATATGCCCTCTAGGCACACTAGACATAGCGGCAGATAATGAGTTCCCTGGAGAAATTTTTATAGCAGTTAGTGGTTCTGAGAATAATTCAATACATGGAGATTGGGTTACATTGAGTGGGGATACGAAACTTGGATACATTTTGGAAAAACAAGCTGATGAGTCGTTTTTTAATTTAAAAGACACTAAGGGTACTACTTTTATGATGGAGGATTCTGTCAACCTTGCAGAGCCCAAGAAATATAAAATACTAAACATAGCGGAATCTTCTAATGGCGTATACAATATTCAAGGATTAGAATACAACGAAGACAAGTTTGATAATATAGAAAGAGATTTATCCCTAACGCAACCAAAGTCACCGGTGATATTTACAGAAAATAGCATTGACCCACCCTCCGAAATAACAGTGGAAATATTGAGCGAAGATATCAAAAACAATATACCATACGGAGTAAAGGCTACTTGGTCAATGGTTATTGCTGCGGCAAGTTACAGGGTACAGTTCTTTAACGAAAACATTCTGCTGGCAACATTCGAAGTACCTAACGATAAGACTGCTGAAACTATATCGCACGAATTTAGGAGCGAAAGAGTAGTCGAGAATGGTACTTATTACGCAAGAGTTTATTCAGTAACAACATAATGTCATTTAATAATTCCAGTCAAGTTCAAATACCTCTATCTAATCCCAGGTTAAAATACGGAAAAACTTTTAGGATTTCGAATATATATTTAAATTCATCTAGCGAGGTTCAAGATGTAAAAGACTTGCAGCCGTCTTCTGACTCAACGTCTTATTATAAGCAGAACTTTCAGACCTCAAACCTGAATTTAGAATGGGAGGTAATCGATCCAAGAAACGACTACATATATAAAAACCCATCAGACATAGAGAAGAATGTATACATAAGTGGTTTCGATGTAAACATATATGAAAACTACGGAAATTTAACAGGACAAAATGCTATAGATAATGGAACCAAGGTATTTTCTCAGTCAGGTATATTAGGTAATACTTTAAACTATGAAATCACAGGGGACAACTATAGTAGAAATTATTCTGTAGAGATAACATTAACAGACTTTACTGGTAACAAGAATAGGGCAATATTGACTACCCAGAACCCGATGCCTAATTATTCTATTTTATCAACCGGAGTTGATATGGGAGTTTTTAATTGTAGTTATAGCGGGCTAACTGGAGGAAATGGATCAAGCATAGCAAACGGTCTTAGATATCTAGAACTTTATAATTTTACTGGATTTGAAGGCGGCACTTTCCCTGACAAGAGCAAAGCTATAAGATCACAAACTGGCGATAATGGTTTTGTGTCTGTGGAGTTGACGCCTGGCGCCAATAATTATGTAATGTCAGTTCCTAAGGATTTATATTCTTATGGAGATATATCTGGATTTTTTAAACCTCAGGAGTATGTAACTGGGGTTGGATTTAGCGGGTTCATAGGGAACCCTGAGCAACCATTACTGATAGATTATAACCCAGCAATAAGAAACATTAATGGCTACAGGATATCTGGTGGCGATGCATATCGCTATACATTTGA